CGGCCTGGACGGAAGAATCTATCCGGATCGTCGGCTCATTCGCCGTAACGGTCAGCGTGTCGACCAGCGCGCCCAGGGCTACGTCACAATCAATCTGGATGGACGCTTCCTTCGTGGCCGCCAGGATCGTGAGGGCACCTGTCACATTCTGGATGCAATCGACCTGGACGCCCGCGACCTGGGAAGCAGCTGTCAGGCCCGGACAATCCGGGACAGCGACAGAGAGATCCCCTTCCCACTCGGGGCTTGCGAGGTCGGTCCACTCAAGGCCCGCTATGTCGGTCCACTCGGCCATTTCTTCACCCTTTCGTTATATTGCCGAGAATCCGGGGGTCATGGGCCCGCCTGTGCCGACAGGCCCGTCCCCCTGGAAACAACGGGCCCGCTTAACTCAGAGTAAAAATACCGTCCGCATGGAAGACGATGGTGAACGTCCCGGAAGAAACACTCTTGAGAGCCCCGAAGTCGATGAGGCAGACCAGGAGATCGTTCAAAACCGTGTCGTCGTAGATCGCCGCATACCTGGCGTCGAAGGTCGCCGCCGTCCAGACGGGATCCGTGGCGTCGAATTTGACGGTGCCGGCGGTCCGGGACCAGACCACGTTCGAGAGCGTCTGCCCGCCCGTGGTGTAGCCGTTGCCGTTGGCGAGCTCGTTTCCCGAAATGTTGGAATACTGGCTGTGAGCGGTATCCGGCGTGTAACCCGATCCAAGCAGGATGATTTTGAAGGTGTCGCCATCCATGTCGATGGTGCCATCCCCGAGATACTGTTTGAAGCTGTTGTAGACGAAACTTGCCATTTTGCTTTACCTCCAAGGAAATGGTGTTACTTGCCGGCGCGCAGGTTGACATCACTCAGCTGTTCGCCGGATTCTTTCTTGCCCAGGGCCCCCAGGAAGGCGTTGTAGTGACCCATCGCCCTCTGCTCGTTGCTCGCGTAATTGGCGTCCTTCGAATAGGCCCGGTAAAGGACGTAATCGAGCAGCGCGTTGGAATAAATATCGTCAAGGTTGATGGTCGCGTCCGCCTTAGGATCCTCGGCATCCTGGCCGGCACCGCCCACTTTGGTGATGTCCACGGGAGCGCAGGAATAGACGCCCTCGATGTAGCCCATGTTGACGGTCGGCTGCGGCGGATAGACGTAGAAGTGTTTCGGATCAAACTCGTCGAAGGAATAGTGGATAACGACCGCCGAGGCGACAGCCTGGTGCCACAGGGGGCTTTGGGCGTCGAGGATACGGCGATCGACCAGGCGAATCACGCGGCCGGGGGTCGGTGTCGTCGTGGTCCCCATGTTCCGCACAAGGTCAAGAAGCTGGATCCCGTTCGGCAAGGCGGCGCTCGTCACCTGGTCAGGGTAGGCGCTCGATCCGTCCGGTATCCGCTGCTTCGTGCCGGCTACGAGCTTCCAGGCCGCATTGGTGACGGACGCCTCCGGCTTGATGACGACGATTTCACGCTGCCCGTCGTCAAGCCACTTGCAAAGCTCCCCAAGCGGCCAGCGGACATTGGTGGTGTCTTGAAGGATCGTGCCGGCCCTTGTGAGTATGCTTCTTGCCAGAATGGATCCCATTTAGAAATACCTCGCTCGGCGCCGAATATACGGCGTCTGTCTGGATGGGGTCTTGAAGTAGGCGCCCAGGGAAAGCAGGGCCGCCGCATATCTGCTGTCGTGAAGGCCCGCCAGGGCGGGGTCGATCGTCACCAGGCGGTGACGAAGGACGCCGCTTACCAGAAGCCCTTTGTGTAAATGTTCGGGAATACAGGTGGGACCGGCACCGGCCAGCTCGAGATCGTCCGCGACTTTCAGATACCGGATGGAGATAGCCTCTTCGTTCATCGTCGCGCTTTGAGCCGGCAGGGCCCACAGCTTGTTGCCCTGGACGGCCACATGGCCGATGTAGTCGCCGGTCCGTGTTCCTTCTTCGAAAAACTTGTAAAGGGTCTTGAGATTCAGATGGATCCTGCAGGGCCGCTTTGCCGTGACGTTGTAGGCTTCATACAGGTCGTGATGGTAGTTGGCCGGTAGATTGGTCGTGAGATAGGCCAGGCCGTCTTCCTCTTCGAAGTCGTCGGGGCTGTCGAAATAAACCACGTCGCTTTCCTCAAGCGCGGTCAGGCAATTTTCCGCCGTGATCTCGTCGAGAACCTGGTTCAAATCGGCCAGAAGGACGGTATCCAGGAAGGCAGCGTCCGGCTTCGCCAGGTGTATGACTTCCTGTATGGCCTGGATCATCTCGTCAACGGTCATGGGACGTTATCCCTCCTGCGCTGCGGCTGCCGCCCCGACTTTCTGCTGCACCCCAGGCTTGTTGCCGCCCGCGGCTTTCGTCGCTCCGAAAAGAGCCGGGTAATCCTTCTTCGGGTTGTAGGGTCGGAAGCACCCCGGCGTGATATACAGCTGGCGCCGGTGGTCGACGGGAGGCACTTCGCAAACGAAATGCCCGTGCTGGTTCGGGTAGAAGGGATACTTGGTCTGCTCAATCATCACTTCCGTGATCCCGTCGCGTTTGATGGTGCACTCCACCTTCTGGTTTTCCATGTCGATGCCTTTTTCTGCCATTGCCTTGTCCTCTCTCTGAAATTTTTTTACTTCACCCCACGCGCCCGCCCTTTCAGATCGAGGGGGAGGTAGGGGAGCGGGAAAGGAGGAAAACCACTCCCCTACCTGGTGGGGGTCCTTAGAACCCGTATTCGGCATACTGGTAGTAGAGGATGCCCCAGATGTAGCCGGACGTCGCGCTGGTGCCGGGGGCCGTCGTCGCCTTGGCGGCAATGTAGCGGTCCGCCGTTCCCTTCGTGATGTTCGTCAGGAAGTTGAGGCTGTTCTGGACCGCGACGCCGGCGGCCTGGCCGCAGTTGCTCGCGGCGATAAGCTCCGTGTTGGCGGTGAGCCCCGTGGTGCCGTCCCACAGGCCCACGCTCCACACCAGGGACGTTGCCTCGTCGAGATCCGAGCAGCCGAGCATGAATCCCAGGGGCACGCAGCCCGCTGGGAGGACACACAGCTTGAAGATGTCGTTCTTGACGATCGCCGCCGAAACGGTGTAGCGCCCCTTGCTGACGTAAACGATGCCCGCCTGGTTGGGCGCGACGATCGGGTTGTTGCTTCGAATGGTCTGTGCGGTGTATACGGAAGCCATTTTGCACTCTCCTTGATGTCTGGTTGGTGGGCCGGCCCCTTATGGAGCCGGCGTCGATTTACCTGTCACCGGGCGCCTTACGCCCCAGGATCCTTCGCGGCCGTGTCGATGCAGAAGACACCGAAGTCCAGGCTGTTGAAGGTCACTTTCTTCATGCCGAGAATCGAATGGGACGTGATGACGACCTGGTTGCCGTTGTCCCTGGTTTCCTCGTTCCAGCCGAAGCGGAGCCCGGTTCCGGGGGACCCGAAGGCCACGACAGCGGCCTGGCTGCCCAGAAGCAGGGCCCGTGCGGCGGCAACGGTGGCCGGATTGCCGTAGTCGCTGAACCGGATGATCTTCTTGTGCTTGTGAATGACGACGTTGTTGTGCATCCCGGCGCCGCCCTTGAAGATCGGGCTGTTCTTGCCGACGGACGTGGCAAGGGCCTTCTGTAGATCGAGCCATTGCCCGGACCCGGTGTTGACCCGCAGGTCGTATTCCTGCCAGGGGTTGATGATGAGAACGAAATGTTCCTCTCCGTCCACCAGGATCGGCTGCATGGCCGGGATCCCCTCGGATCCGCCGCCCGTCATGGCGAGAAGCCCGACGGCCCGGTCGATGTCCGCGAGGTCGAGCTTGTCGTCCGCGTCCAGCGTCGCCTTCGTCTCGGCATTGGCGTAGATGAGATGGTAGCTGTCCGGAGCGGACAGGGAATTGCCGGCGAAAGACGTGAAGGACGTGCCCCACACGAAATCCGTGTTGACGCCCCGGGAGCCGGACAGATACATGAAGTGGAGCTCGTCGAAGGCGCGGGCCCACCAATCGCTCTGCCGCTTCCGGGCGATCTTCCGAAGATTGTGGATGGTCCGCTTCCGGGTCATCCGGCCGCCGGTGTTGACGCCCCCGCGGGCCTGGTTGATATACAGGCCGTCGGTGTAGAAGTTGAGCGCCTCTTCCTTGTTTTCGAGGACGTCATCGCCCTCGATGGGCGCCATCTGCATCTGCATCGAAATGTCGTAGCTGATGTATT